CAAAAGGACACGCGAGTGGACAACTTGAATTAAGAAATAGTTCAGATAATTCTGGTGATTTATTATTTATTGCACACTTTGGAACAGAAGGATTAGATATCTATGTTCCTGGTAGCGGTATCAGATTTGATGATACTATTCATGCAACAATATCTGGAACAGGATCTGTTACACTTGGTTATACTGGCTAGGAGGTTAAATGGCTAACACTACCTCGGGCACAACTATTTTTGATAAAAATTTTTCTATTGACGAAATAATAGAGGAGGCTTTTGAAAGATTAGGTATTCAAAGTGTATCTGGTTATCAATTAAAAACATCTAGAAGATCTCTTAACATAATGTTTCAAGAGTGGGGAAATAGAGGCATTCATTATTGGGAGATAGAAGATACAAACATTGATCTAATAGAAGGTCAATCTGACTATGATTTTTTTAGATCTACAAGCGATGGCACAAGCGCAGTTACTACACCAACTAATGGCATCACAGGTATGTCTGATGTTCTTGAAGCACAATTAAGATCTAACAGAACTCAAACAACACAATCAGATAGTCCAATGACTAAAGTTGATAGATCAACTTATGCAGGATTTTCTAATAAATTATCAAAAGGAACGCCCAATCAATATTGGGTAGAAAGATTTATAGATAAAGTCAGAATACATATTTATCCAACACCAGATTCAAGTAATGCATCTAAAGATATGCACATCTTTTTTATAAAAAGAATTCAAGACATTGGTGCTTATACTAATGCAACTGATGTTCCATTTAGATTTGTACCTTGTATGGTTTCAGGTTTAGCGTACTATTTATCAATGAAATATACACCACAACTAATTCAACCAATGAAACTAGTTTATGAAGAAGAGTTTCAAAGAGCATTACAAGAGGATGGATCTGCTTCTAGTTCATATATTACACCTAAAGCTTACTACCCAGGATCATAATGGCCAAATACGCAACCGGTAAATACGCAAAAGCAATATCAGATAGATCAGGTATGGAGTTTCCATATAGAGAAATGGTCAGAGAATGGAATGGATCTTTTGTACATGTATCAGAGTTTGAACCAAAGCAACCACAATTAGAACCAAAACCTATGAATGGTGATTCTATATCTTTAAGACACGTAAGACCCGACAGAACAGAAACAGCTGTTCCTAATATTTTACCATTAAATCCATTTACAACTACAAGCGGATCCACAACAATATCTGTGAATGAGCCAAATCATGGTAGGTCAACTAGTGATACTGTGAGATTTAGAGATGCAAGTGTTGTTGGAGGAGTGGCTGCGGCAACTATAAATTTAGCTACAGGATATACAATAACTAAAGTTGATGCAGATAATTATACCTTTGCAACAGCTACAACATCTAGTATAAGTGAAACAGGAGGAGGTGGTTTTGCATCAGCAGGACCAGTAACGGTAACAGCATGATTAAAAAAATTTGGAATTGGATTAAAAATTTATTTAAACCTCATAAACAAGAAATAGATAAGAATGCAGAGGTACATTCATATGTGCTAAAATCAGAGATTCCAGTACAGGAAGAAAAAAAATTACATTGTTCAGGACATAAAAGATTTAGAAAATCCTGTCCGCTTTGTTTAGAAATAGTTGGAGTTAAATAGTGGCTTACACTTTAGCTAATTTAAGAACCGATATTAGAAATTATACAGAAGTAGACGATGGTGTATTATCTGATTCTGTACTAGACACCATAATAAAAAATGGTGAAAATAGAATATACAGAGAATCAGATTCAGACGATAACAGATTTTATGCTACATCACAACTTGTTACAGGAAATAGATATGTGACAATTCCATCTGATTTAAGAATAATTAGGTATGTACAATTAAAAAATACAGCTGGAGATCAAGTGTTTTTAGAAAAGAAAGAAACCAGTTATATGGCTTCTTTCTATGATACGCCAGGAACTCAATCTGGTTTTCCTAAATATTACGCTAATTGGGACGCTGAATTTTGGGTTGTAGCACCCACACCGGACTCTACTTATGAAATAACTTTAGCATATGTTAAACAACCGATAAGTATTACAAGCACTACTCAGCCAACAACAGCAAATCCTGCATCCAATGTAGGAACATATGTGTCTAATAAATATCAGGATTTACTTTTATATGCTTGTCTGGTAGAAGCATATGGATACTTGAAAGGTCCAACAGATCTGTTACAATACTATGAACAGTCTTATCAAAGGGCTTTATCATCGTACTCTATCGAACAACAAGGTAGAAGACGTCGAGACGAATATCAAGATGGTGTTATTCGTACTCCTTTAAGATCACCATCACCATAAATTAAGGAGATAAAAATATGGCAAATATAGTACCATTTTCTTTTAAAGGTGAACTTCTTTCCGGAACGCATAACTTTGCAAACGGAGGAGACTCTTTTAAAATAGCATTGTACACATCTAATCCTTACTCAACATCTAGCACAGTTGCAGATAATACTAACGAAGTTTCTTCTGCAGGTAGTTCAAACTATGTTAGAAAAGCTTTAACTAGTCAAGCTGTTGCAGCATCAACGGCTACTTCTTCTGTAGATTTTGCAGATGTAACTTGGTCAAGCGCAACTTTCTCTGCAGCTTTTGCAGCGATATATAACGACGATCAAGGTGATAAATTGTGTGTAGTATTAGATTTTGGTGGAACAAAGACAGCAACAAACGGTGATTTCACTGTTTCGTTTCCTGATCCAAGTACACCATCAAATGCTATTATTAGTTTAACATCATCATAGGATTTATAAATGGCGTTTAAATTAAACGATAGGGTAAAAGAATCCAGTTCAACAACTGGAACAGGTACGTTTTCACTTGGTGGAGCAGTCTCAGGTTTTGAAACTTTTGCTGCTGGTATTGGTGGAAGCAACACCACTTATTACTGTATCTTTGAAACAGGAACAACAAGATTCGAAGTTGGTTTTGGAACTTTAAACTCTGGTGCGAGTACACTTGCTAGAACTTATGTTATCTCCAGTTCTAACAGTGACGCAAAAGAAAATTTTCAAGGTGCAACAGAAGTTTTCTGCACTGTGCCTGGTGCAAAAATAGGTTTACCATTTCCAGAAGAGAATGCTTCTTCATCAGCGCCAAAAATAATTACAGTTACAGTTGATAGTAAATCTGGTAATCACCCATATCAAGGTGTGGGTTCTGGTAATGCATATTTTCTAGATGGACTGGAGGCACCTGCTTTGAGACTAACTGGTGTGGATGCATCAAACTCTGCTTATGCACAGTATTATAGATTCGATCAATCAGACTCATCAAACAGTGGACATCCTTTAAGATTCTATTTAGATTCTGCTAGAAACACAGAGTATACAACAGGTGTGACTAACACGGGTAGCTTACCAGCTCCTGGATCATCTGGTGCGTATACACAGATTGCTGTCGATGAGACAACACCAAATATTTTATATTATCAGTGTTCATCACACGGTTACATGGGTAATCATGTTACAAGTATTGGTAATAAAGTTAATTCTAATTTAGTTACAATAGGTGATGTAACTGTTGGGTCTAAATTAAAATTACCAACAAATACAGCTAACAAAATTTTAGTTGCAGATGGCACATCTTTTGAAGAAGTTGATATGTCGGGCGATGCAACTATTGCATCTGGCGGAGCATTGACACTAGCTAACTCTGGTGTATCAGCAGCTAGTTATACAAATTCATCAATTACAGTTGATGCAAAAGGGAGAGTAACAGCGGCTTCTAGTGGAACAGCAGGAGCTACAGCAGGATTTGCGGTTGCAATGGCAATCGCCTTATAGTAAAGGAGTAATATGGCACAAGATTTTAAAAGATTCGGAGATCAAGACGTAGGAACATCAGCAGCTACTATTCACACTAGTAATTCTAATGACGCTATAATTTCTATTCGTCTTGCAAATACAACAACTTCAACAATAAACGCAGAAGTATTTATTACATCATCTGTAACAGGTGGTTCACAAGACCACTACATAATCAAAAATGCGCCCATAGTTAGTGGCGGATCATTAGAACTTATTGATGGAGGCAGTAAGCTGGTTATACAAAACGGAGACATTGTCAAAGCAAAATCGGATACAGCAAGCTCATTAAGTGTTTGGATGTCTACAGTTGATGCAATCAGTGCGTAAGAGGAATGAATGGCATATTTAGGAAACAGTCCAAAAACAAATTTAATTACCATGAACTCTTCGCAGTTCAGTGGTGATAATTCAGAAACAAATTTTACACTTTCACAAACTGTTGGAAACACCAACGAAATAGAAGTTTTTGTAGGGAATGTTCGTCAGGATCCCCACTCAGCGTACACAGTATCTGGTGGTACAACTCTAGCTTTCACAGCTGCACCGCCAACAGGAACTAATAATATTTATGTAGTATACCAAGGTAAATCTATAGGTGAAACTACACCTGGAGAAAACTCAATTGAATTTGGTATGATAAAAGCAATCAATGGTGGCTATGAAAACAAAGCATCTATATCATCCAATATCACAGTTGCATCTGGAGATAACATGATGATTGCAGGTCCTGCTTCTTTCACAGGCACAGTAACAGTTAACGGAACATTGACAGTAGTATAATGGGAACTTTATTTGTAGATAATATTAAACAACAATCTTCACAAGGTAGTGGTACAATTACTATTGGTGCATCTGGTGAAACAGTATCTTTTGCATCAGGTGTTACAGGAACAAACTATCCAGCATTTGAAGCATACGTGAGTTCATCGCAAAATTTATCGGATGCAGCGGAAACAAAAGTGCAGTTTGATACAGAAAGATTCGATACAAATTCTATGTACGATGCATCTACAAATTATCGTTTTACTCCAACAATTGCTGGAAAATACGTAGTATATACGCAATTAGGTTGTGATAGTAGTGGTGGAGCAGAAATTACTAGAGCGGATGTTATGATATATAAAAATGGTAGTCAGTATGTGAGAAATAGAACTAATATAGCAACAAGCACTCAAATCATGTGTAATGCAGAAGCAACAATAGATTTTAATGGTTCATCCGACTATGTAGAAATTTATGGTTATATCGATGTAAGTTCGGGAACACCTTTTATAAGAGCAGGCACCATAGAAAGTAGATTCGGTGCATACAGAATAGGAACATAATATGGGAACAATTAAAGCAACTAATATAGAACCAATCGCGGACAACGGCACAGTAACCCTGGGTAGTTCTGGGGATACGTTTAGTCTAGGATCAGGTGTTAAACAAAGTAATTTAAACTATCCAGCGTTTAGTGTTTATTTAAACGCAACATCAAGTGGTATATTAAATTCAACGTACACAAAAGTAACTTCTTTTGTTGAAGAATATGATACTGATAGTGCATTTGCATCAGATAAATTTACTGTTCCAACAGGTAAAGCTGGTAAGTATATGATACAAGCACAAGCAAGGTTTAATGTAAGTGGTAGCACTTCAAATCTTGCTGTTCTTAAAATACAAGTAAATGGTTCAGATGGTTC